AGTCCTGGGGGTGGTTCTACCTCTGGTTCAGCACTACAAGGTGGTCAAGGTGGTCAAGGATCTGGTAGTTCTAATAATTATTCTGGTGGCGGTGGCGGCGGCGGTGGATATTATGGAGGTGGTGGTGGAGGAGGAGGAAATGATAATGGTCAAGGTTCACGATCAGCATCTGGCGGTGGTGGTGGATCTGGATATATAAACACTTCAGTTGTAACTGGAGGATCTACCAGTGGGTTTGCAAATAGCGGTGATGTAAATAGAGGAAATGCTGGTAGTGCTGGGTATTCTTCTAGAGTCGTAATAAGCACTTGACAAGTTTTTATTCATACCTTATAATTAGATTGTACTCTATAAGTTGAATATGGCAAAACGTCCTTCACTCACAAATAAAGTTTTAATTGAGTCTAAACCCAAAAAGAGTCGTCAAGGAGCTGGTAAGCATACTAAATACAGTGCAAGCTCTCGTAATGGAGCAAAAAAACGTTATAGAGGTCAAGGAAACTAATGGCAACAACTAAAGAAGAACAATCAACACAAGAAGAAAGTTCCAAAGTATTTGGGTATGTAGTAGGTAGAAGAGCAGAAGACCAAGAACATCCCGATAAAAAAGACCAAGAATGACAGAAGTTGAAGCACACATAAAGGATTGGGTACAAAGAGTCTCTAAAGTTCGACCAGAATTAGGAGGTTTTTCTGTTTGTCCTTTTGCTTCAAAGGCAAAATATACAATTGTTGAGTGTCAAGCAGAGGACATCATACCTATTTCTGGGTATGATGTCGTTTTTTATGTTGTGGAAGATTACTTTGACCTTGAGAGTGTTCAATTTTGGGTCAATTTTTACAATAATTTATACCCAGAAATGCTATTTTTTGAAGATTGTGGGTCTTATGACACTTATATTGGAGATGTTCAGACGAATAATGGTAAGTACAACTTGATTTTGATGCAAAATAAGGAAGATTTGAGAAAAAATCGTCAAAAATTAGCAAATACAGGATATTATCATCACTGGAATGATGCATACTTGAAAGAAATTCTTGGTGATGACTACGAGATGGTCAAAAATTCGGGATAGCAACCCCGTAAAAAGTTCTGTTCAACCTTATTTTAGGAGAAAACAGATGGCAAAGTACCAAGTAGACCGTGATGTTAATTTTATGAAGCAAAATTGGGGCACAAATCGACTAATTACTGATTATGTGTTAACAAATGACGAAAAAATTAACACAAATAATGAAAAGGTTAACGAACCTCCAGTAGACAGATATTCAAGACCTTGTGGTGGTAAAGGTGGTTTTGATGATTATGTTGAGAGATGGCACGAATAACCATAAATAAATAAAACCTTCATTGTAAATGGCACTAAAACCGTCAAGGTCATACAAAGATTTGAGTTTGACTTTTTCTCGTAATCCATTAACAGGTGATTTTGTTATTCTAAAAGATGAAAATGCTATTAAAAGATCTATATTAAATCTTTTCTCATACAGAAAAGGTGAAAAATTTTTTAATGCTAAATTTGGAAGTGGCATACCAGATTTGCTTTTTGAACCTTTTGACTATGCTACTGCTGGTATGATAAAAACTGAAATTGAAAATTTAATCAAAAATTATGAAACAAGGGTAAATTTATTGAATATTTTTATTACCCTGAATCAAGATGAAAATTCTTATGAAATACAAATTGAATATACCTTGCAAGATTTTAGTGCAGCACTGAATACAGTCAACCTGAGTTTAAGTTCAAGAACCAGAACATAGTAAATGGCATTCACACAAGTTAGTTCCTTAGATTTTAATGACATCAAAACCGCTCTCAGAGAATATCTGAGGACGAATACGGATTTTACTGACTATGACTTTGAATCGTCTACTTTATCTGCTATTCTTGATCTTTTAGCATATAATACTTACTATACTGCCTTCAATACAACGATGGCAGTTAATGAAACTTTTTTAAGTTCTGCTTCGCTAAGAGATAATGTAGTTAAAATCGCAAAACAGCTTGGATATACTCCAAAATCAAGAACTTCATCAAAAGCAACTTTATCAATCACTGTCAATTTCTCTTCATTAGCTGCGGTAGATCCTAATTTAGTTCCTAAGTTTGTAACCTTAAAAAAAGGAAATTGCTTTATTTCATCAAATCCAAATAATCGTTCAGAAACATTTCAATTTGCTATTTTAGATGATGTTATTACAGCTGTTACTAATAACAGAGCAGTTATTAGTAATGTACAAGGATTGACTCATATTGATGTAATAGAAGGTTTATATTTAACTTATAAATTTACGGTAGATAATACTATTCCAAATCAAAGATTTATTATTCCAACAGAAAATATTGATACCTCTACAATTAGAGTATTTGTACGTTCAGGAGCAACAAGTTCTACCTTAGTAAAGTATGTTCAAGCAGAAAATATTTTAAACATCAAATCAACAGACAAAGTTTTCTTTGTCCAAGAAACAGATGATCAAAGATATGAATTAGTATTTGGTGATGGGGTAATTGGAAGAAAACTTCAAAACAACGAGATTATTGAAGTTTCTTACTTGGTATCATCAGGAGAAAAATCAAATAATATTCGTAATTTTGTATTTACTGGTGAAATATATGATGATAACTCTAATAGAATCTTAAATAATATTACTACTGCACTAATTTCTAAATCTTCAGGCGGTAGCGACGTTGAGACAGTTGAACAAATTAAATTAAACGCACCAAAATTCTATTCTTCTCAGAATAGAGCGGTAACTTTGGATGACTATAAAATTATCCTTCAAAGAATTTTTCCAGCAATTGCGGATATTATTGTGTATGGTGGAGAAGATGAAAGTCCTCCTGAATATGGCAGAGTTAAAATCGCAATTAAACCTACATATGCCGACAAACTAAGTAGTTCGACAAAAAGGAATATTTTACTTGAATTAAGAAAATATGCAGTTGCTTCAGTAATTCCAGTAATTGTAGATCCATCTATTATTGAAGTTTTATTATTCAGTCAAGTTTTTTACGATACTACTGCCACTAATTTAAGTCAGGAACAAATTAAAAGTGTAGTAATTCAAAATTTAAAAAGTTACGAAGATACTAATAACATTAGTAAATTTAATGGAGTTATTAGAAAAAGTAAATTAGGAACAGTAATTGATTCATCAGAAGATTCAATTACATCAAATGTTACTAATTTACGATTGAGAAAGAAAATGATTCCTGCAATTGGAGCAAGAGCTCAATATTTACTTTGTTATGTAAATCCTTTAGACCCATTATGTGGAGATTCTACTTTATCATCTTCGCCGTTCAGGATTAGTGATTATCCAAGTGTTGATGCATATTTTGATAATATTAGTGATGGAACAATTAGAATATATACTATTGATCCAATCACATCCAATAAAGTAATTTTAAAAGATTCAATTGGTAGAGTTGATTTTGAAAAGGGTGAAGTTTCTATCGATTTGATTACCATTACATCTGGTTCTAATGAAAATAATGAAATTTTTATGACTGTTATACCAAGAAATCCAGATATTCGTGCTGTTAGGGAAGTTTACTTAGATCTTTCCTTAGACAATAGTGTATTTACTATAGTTCCAGAATAGAGTCATTAAAGATGAGTTCAGATAAGTTAAATATTTCAACTTTTATTGAAGAACAACTTCCTTCTTTCATTAAGGAAGAATTTCCTAGATTTTCAAATTTTTTCACTAGTTATTACAAATCTCTAGAAATTTCTGGAGGTGTACTTGACATTGCCAATAATATTTTAGATTATGTTAATTTTGACTCATTAACAAAAGAAAATTTAATAAGTGAAACTAATTTAACTTCTGCGGTAACATCTTCTGGGACAACTATTTCTGTAAATTCAGTAAAAGGATTTCCCGAAAAAGAAGGTATTATTTTAGTTGATAGAGAAATAATTTTTTACAAAGAAGTAAATAAAACTACTAATCAATTTTTAAATTGTGCTAGAGGATATTCGGCAACTACAGCATTAAGTGACTTAGGAACAACAGTCACTAATTCGGTTGCCGCTTCGCATACAAATGGGAGTATCGTAAAAAATCTTTCTAATTTAATTCTATTTGCATTTATTAAAAATTATCAGAATCAGTATCTTGATGGATTTCCATATACTCAACTAGATTCTGATATCGATCAAGTAACTTTACTTGAGAATATTAAAGATTTTTATAGTTATAAGGGAACTACAACTTCAATTCAATTTTTATTTCAATCAATTTTTGCTGAAGAAGTTGAGGTATTTTTCCCTCGTGAAACTTTACTCAAAGCATCTACATCAAATTGGTCTGTAGATGATATTATTAAAGTAGAAGCAATTTTAGGAAATCCTGGTGATTTAGTAGGGTATCAAATTTTTCAAACTGATATTGCTGGTACGGCATCAGTTTCTACTGTATTAGAACCAATATTAGTTAATAGTATTTCTAATGCTGGAACTATTTTTGAACTAAATCTTAATATCTTAGAAAGACAAAATTTTATAGTTCCATCAACCACAATTTTAAGAAAACAATTATCACCATCTGATGATACTATCTTAGTAGATTCTACTATTGGATTTCCAGAGCAACAAGGAATATTACAAATTAATGATGAATATATTACTTATAGATACAAATCTTTTAATCAATTCTTTGATTGTGTAAGAGGTGCTTTTGATAGTGTTCCTGCAAATCATGCTTTAAATTCAAATATTAATACAACTGAATATCTTTATGGATATAAGGATGGAATAGTTAATGATTCTAATCTTATAAAAATGAGATTAATTGGTGTTTTATCTTCTGCAACTATTGAAGATGGATCATCTTTCTATGAATCGAATGAAGATATTGATCTTACTCCTAATGGAGTTGTTGATTTAAGAAAGCAATTTACGGAATGGATTTTTAATGAAAATGGAAGAACAGCATCTAGTGCAAATATTGCAATTAATAATGCAGTTAAAAATATTTCATCAGACGTAGCAGCGGTATATAAAACTGATGACTATGCTTATGTATCTTCAACTGGATTACCAACTCACGGTATTGGACCATTTAGAGGAGTATCTGGAAATCCAGGAAATCAACTTTTACTTAGAAATATTCCATTACAAACTGAAAGACTTACTCAAGCACAACCTGTAGGGCAAAAAGCAACAGGTATATTCGTTAATGGTGTTGAATCATATAGTTGTATTGATTTAACATCAGAAATTTTTGGTTCTATTGAATCTGTATCAATTATTGATGGTGGTCGTGGATTTTTAACCGATGTAAATCCTGTTTTTAGATTAAGTGGTGGCGGGGGATCTGGTGCTACATTTAGCGGCGTTACTGCGAATGGTCAAGTTACTTCTGTTGTCGTAGTAAGTGGCGGAACTGGTTATACTTCAGATCCAACTATTGAAATTGCATATGGTTTTGATGCAACAGCAACTATTTTGAATGAGTCGGATATTGTTGGTGGTTCAATTAGAACTATTACAATCACCAATCCAGGAAGTAATTATGTAGTTCCTCCTGATGTTATAATTAGAGACATTACAGGAAGAGGTAGAGGTGCTTTTGCTACAGCTACTATTTCTGGAGGAACTGTTACTGGAATCACCATCCTCAATGGTGGTGTAGACTATAATGACAGGAATAATGTTGTAGTTTCTTTAATTTCAAAAGGAACTGGAGTTGTAGCAACTGCAAACGTCAAACGTTGGAGATATAATAGAGTATTTAAACTTTTAAATGATAGAATTTCATCAACTAGTCCTTGGCAATCAGTAACTTCATCAAAAGTAGATTTTTCTAATGGATATTTGTACGAAGGTCTTGATATTCAACGTGGACTTGAATATGCATACGCATTAAATCCTAAACTTCTTAGATATGAATTGAATGATAATGTTGAAGGTGTTTCCCTGGGATACCAGGAAGTAACAAGTGGATTTGCACATTCTCCAATTATTGGATGGGCATATGATGGTTCTCCAATTTATGGTCCGTATGGATACACAAATCCATTAAACTCTTCTTCTGGTATTTCCAGAATGACAAGTAGTTATTCACTAATTTCTTCAATACCAATAGGAAGACCAAATGTAACTAACTATCCTTTAGGTTCATTTACTAGTGATTATGAATTCTTAAATGGATCTGGAAGTCTTGATCAGCATAATGGCAGATTCTGTGTCACTCCAGAATATCCAGAAGGTGTATATGCTTATTTTATCACAGTAGACCAGTTTGGTAATGGAGTATATCCTTATATTATAGGTCCAACTTACAAATATGTTCCTTCAATCTCTAATTTTGATGTATCAATTACTCAATTAGAAAGAAACTTACCACTGCAGGCAAAAAGAATCAGAACTCCTCTGATGCCTACTACTGGTGCTGAAGCAAGACTTTTTGTGAATGCTGTTGACAGGGGTTCAATTGAATCATATGAAGTTTACGATACAGATCCAAACTTTAAGGTAAATGATTATTTGTATGTTGATAGCACTGATACTGAAGGTTCTGGTATAATTGCAAAAGTAAATAAAATTGCTGGTGTAACAGTAAGTTCCGTTACATATAGTGTTGCATCAGGATTTACTGCATCTGGCATCACTGTAATTAGTGGTTTGACGCAATTCTCATATCCAACTGTTATTACTTGTCCTGGCGTTACAATTCCATATGAAGCATATGTAACCACCACAGAACCTCATAGATTATCGATTAATGAGCAAATTGTTGTCAATATGACAGCAAGAAATATTCCTTTGACTATGACTTATAAAGTCAGAGTTTCTGATTATCAAACAATTACCTATAATGATCCTTTAGTTGGATCTACATTAGCAACTGATGTTACATTTACTACTACTGTAATTAGTGTAAATAATATCACCTCATTCCGTTTGAATGATTATATTAGAATTAATAATGAAATAATGAGAATTACTGCAATTACTGGAACTTTATCTGGTAATCTTACAGTAACAAGAGCGCAGTTAGGTACTACTCTTGCTTTACATAATGCAACTCAAACAATCACTCGTCACGTTCCAGTTGATGAATTTCCATATCAACTTACAGTTGGGCAAACAATAACGGATGGTTCGGCAACTGGAACAATTTATGCATTAAATAAACAGAATAGGACTATAGAAATAAAAGTATCAAGCGGTACTTTTACAAATCTTAGTGTAATATCTGATACCAATTCACCAGTAAGAAGAATTGCAATAAACACTGTAACACAAAAAAACAGTTATTGGGAAGTTGATGTCACCAACACTGGAAATCATTATGTGAGAAATCTTGATTTTGAAATGATTAAAGGAACAAGATATGTTTTTGATGTAAGTCATCCAAGTAACTCTGGATATTCTTTAGTTTTCAGTGAAGATTTTGGAAATATTAATCAAATTAATTTTGCTACAATATCAGGAGTTCCTGGAACTACAGGAGCATCTATTATTTTCGATGAAAATATTTTTTCTGATTTAGATGTACCACGACTTTATTATTATGAATTGAGAAATAGAGTAGTCAATGGTAGAAACAAATTTAATATAAAAAATAATTATGTTTCTGGTACTAAAAATATAACTTTGATTGATAATTATACATTTAAATATTCTATTGATGGTCAACCAGAAGAAAGAACATTTAATAATATTAATTATGAAACCACTTCAGAATCTGCAATAGGTAAAATTATTTCTATTGAGAATATTGATGGTGGGTTTGGATATAAAAAATTACCTTCAGTGATAGGTATAACACATAAAGAAGTGGATGCTGCAAGATTATCGTTTACTTTATCATCTGGAGGTGGATTTAATACTGTATCTGTTTTAAACGGAGGAGAAAGATATTCTAATGATGTTGAACTTCGCATCATCACTTCAACTGGTTCTGGAGCAACATTATCACCAGTATTAGTAAATGGTAGAATCCAAAATGTGACTATAGTAAAATCTGGAAAAGGATATCGTGCTTCTGATAGAATTGTAGCAATTGATAAATCTGTTATTATCTTTCCAGAGAGTAATAGCATTGGAAAAATTAAAACTCTTAGATTTAATAATTATGGAAATAGATTTAGTCTTGATAGAACTCTTTCAAAAGAACTTAAATTTGCAGCAAAAATAACTGTAACAAATTTAACCATACCATACAGAATCGGTGAAATTTTAAATCATCCAAATAATGTTTCATTTGAAGTAAAGGAAATTAATAAAGTTGGAAATAAATCCTACTTACTTAAATTAAACTTACTAAGTGGTGATTTAAGTTCTGTAAAAATTAATACGTTATTGACAGGAACCGTTAATTTATCCACATCTATCATAAAGAATATTAAGTATCCTGTAGTGTATGGAAACGTTTCTGGATATATTTCAAGATTTGGATATTTTGATGACGATCTTGGAAAAATTAGTGCTTCATCTCAAAAAATTACAGATAGTTATTATTATCAAGATTATTCTTATGTTGTAAGAACTACAAAATCTCTTAGAAGTTATAGAAAACAATTAAATAAAAGTACTCATCCATTAGGATTCAAACTTTTTGGCGAAGTATCTCTAAGAGATGAAATTGCGTTTACTGCATCAGGTCATACTGGTAGTGTATTTTTACCAAGTAATCCTACTCAAAATCAAGTAATTATTACAGTAAGTGGAATTAATGTAGAGTCTTTTATTTCTCAAACCAGAAGAAGTGTCAATATTATAAATCAGTCTATTTTACCTAAAATTCCTGGAACTGGTTCTGCTTTAGTTAATGTATCAAATAATGATGTTGATGTGAGAAGAATTAGTGATTTATCATCTCAATTCAATGGTTCAGAAAAAACTTTTAATTTAAGTACAATTGATGGAGCTCCTACATCTGGAATGGAAGAATATTCCAGCTTAGTTGTTTTAAATCAAATTATTCAAGAACCAGTAGAAACTAAAAATATTAGTTCTATTTCATACTATGGTGGAAATGCAACCATTACAACAACGGAACCACACGGTTATTCTTATACTTTATCTGGACAAACTTATCCAACAAGTAGATATGTAAGTATTACTGGAGTGACTGTAACTGG